TCCGGGTATGACTGAGGTCTACAGCGGTAAGTGCAAGGTGCAGTCGAAGGATTCGGCGACTAGTACTCCGGAGGCTGGTGAGGCGACGTTTGTTGTTGTTAGCCGGCAGGTTCATATTCCGGCTGGTGCCGCTGATGTGCGGAATAACGATGTTGTGACTGTGACGGCTAGCCTTTTGAACCCGTTTGGGGTTGGGCGCCGGTATCGGGTGGAGGGTTTCACGCCGGATAGTTATGACACTGCTGCACGGATCCCGATCAAGGAGAGTACCCAGTGAGCGACGGGTCTGCTGAGTTGCGGTCGCTTGCTGAGAACCTGGGGAAGATTGCCGGGTCTGCGGTTAAAGATGTTGACGCGGTGGTGCAGAAGGGCGCTTTGAATGTGAAGAAAGAAATGGCCTATTCGGCTGTTTGGTCTAAGCACTTCAAAGGCATGGCAAGGGCCATCTCTTATGACTCGCACTACCTCTTCGGAAGAGTGCGGTACGAGGTGGGGCCTGATAAAGGCCGTCCCGGTGGAGCACTTGGAAATATTGCCTACTTTGGCACTAGCCGAGGTGGCGGAACGCTGGACATCGAGCAGCCGCTTCGTAGTGAGGGTCCGCGTTTGCAGTCAGCGTTGAAGGATTTAGCGGATAAGTGGGCGGGTCAGTTATGACGGGTGATGCTCTCGCTGCTGGGTTTGAGGCGCTGATTACTGGTGTGACCGTGTACCGTGACAAGGTCCCTAGCTCCCCCACGTTCCCTTACGTTTACGTGTTGACGAATTTCCCGACTGTTTCGGAGCGTTCGCAGGCGCGGTCTGTGTCGGCCCGGCAGTTGCGGTCTAGGACCGTGGTGGTGGGTTTGACAGCGGCTTCGGTGCGGATCATTGCGCAGAAGTTGAGTAGCGCGCTGGAGGGTAAACGCCCGGCGGTGGCTGGGTGGGTTCTCGGCGCTATTGAGTCTGTACCCAATGACCAACCGATTATGCAGGACACGGACGTGACTGTTGCTGGCACCTCTCAGCACCCGTTGTATCAGCCGTTCGACTGGATCCTTACCGGTTCCCAAACGACCTAGGAGTACGCATGCCCTTCGTGAGGGTGAAAGACAAAGAGACCGGCCACGAGTTTGATGTGCCGGAAACAGATTGGCGGATCAGCGAAGGGATCTTCACTGTCGTCAAGGGCGACCGGTTCCCCCCAGTGGACCGGCCCCGACCCCCAAAGCACAACATACAGCCCATTCGGGCGCCTAAGAAAGAGGAAAGCTAAATGGCTGTCGATATTCCTAGCACACCGGCGGACGGCAATGTTCTTGTAAAGATCGTTCCGACTATCGCTGACACCGACTCCCCTACACTTGCGGAGCTGAACGTTGCCGGCGCGGTGGACATTTCCTGCTACCTGACCGGTGGCGGGTGGAAGCCTTCGCTGTCTGAGCAGGTCATCACGGATGAGCGTCTTTGCACGACTCAGACGTATGAGCAGAAGGGCCGTTCGCAGCGTGGTCTTGAGGTCGAGTACATCGACAACACGAACTCGCCGAACGCTACCACGTTCAACAAGGCTAAGGACACTTTGGTGCCCGGCTCTGAGCACTACCTGGTTGTGCGCACCGGCCTGCCCTATGACACTGCACTGGCGGCTACCCAGAAGGTGACGATTTACCCTGTGACGGCTGGCGAGTACAACGATATGCCGCCGGAAGCTAACTCGGTTCTGAAGACCGGGCAGAAGCTTTTCGTCACCGGTCAGGTGAAAATCAGCGTTCCGGTTGCCGCTTAGTCGGCTTCCTTGTTAGACCCCTGTTCGCCCGTGTGTTGTGGGACCGCGGGCGAACAGGTCAAGTCCCACTCGTCCCGCTACATAGTTTTAGGAGGCCCTTCGTGGCTCTTGTTGTTAAGCGTCCTGAGACGCGTGTTTCGTTCTGCCTCGATGGTGATCTGAAGGCTGACCATGAGGCGGCTGAGTCGGAGTTCAACGCGTTGCGGACTAAGTCCTTGGGTGACGCCCGGCTGAATGACCCGGCTAAGGAACTGGCGAAGAAGGTCCAGGAACTCGAAGAGGCCATGAAGGCGTCCTCGGTTACATTCCTGATTCGCGGGATGAAGCGCGGTGACTGGAACGAGCTGGTTGCCGAGCACGCTCCCCGCGAAGATAACAACCTTGACAAGACCTACGGGTTCAACGTTGAGGCGTTGATGACCAAAGCCATCCCCATGTGCATCGCCGGCGTTGAGAACAATGCCGGGGAAGAGTTGCCGTTTGACGCTTCTGCGGAGTGGGATGCGCTCGCCGACGATATGACGAACTCGCAGTATGAGGAATTTATCCTCGCTACGTTGCGGGTTAATAAGGGGCGCAACGAAGTCCCTTTTTCACTAAGCGCCTACAGGATGATCCAGACCTCAGATCAGACGTAGAAGCTGCGGCGCTACTTGGTATTTCGTTGAAGCGGTTCCACGGATGGTAGCCGGCAACAACGTATGAGTATGACGAGTCAGGGCGGCTTGCTGCGTCACGTCCTGAGCCTGAGTGGGACGAGGGTTCGCAGACTCTCATGCTCGCGCTCCAGGCTTACAAGGCGTCTTTGTGCCCGCTATGCGGTGGGCCGCTGGCGGTGTGCACAGACCCGGAGAACGAACTGAAGTTCAAGGGTGGGCTTCCGATCCGGTGCCACGCCACGACAGCGCGGGCGGTCGCTATGGAGCCTTACAGGGACCAGCCGAACAGTTCAGCTCTGATGGTCGCGCCTGTTCTTAGGGACTAGCGCTTTTCCACTGCCGATAGAAGGCGCTTGCCGAACCCTATAGCGGAAAGCAGGATGCCAACTACGAGGACTATCCATGCCGCCGGCGTCGGGGATCCGCTGACTGTCTCGGTCTGGAAAGTGCCGGGCACTATTTCCGTTTGTGTGCTTGAGAATCCCACGATTACGAGCAGGATTCCGAGCCCCAGAATTACTAGCCCGGTTGCCATGAGGCGCGTACCTGGCTTCTGCGTTTCCCCCAGCGTTTTTGTCATGCCGCAATTCTAGCGGGTTGTCCAGTCGATTAATACAGGAGGCCCGCTAAATGGCTGACCGGTCAATAAGTATCGCCCTTGAGGCTCGGGTGCAGGGTTTCGTTGCCGGGATTAAGACGGCGCAGAAGGCTACCACCGATTTCGCGGACAGGACTGCCCAGTTCGCTCGTGACAATGAGCAAAATCTTGATCGCGTGGGTAGGGCGTCTATGGTTATGGGCGCGGGTTTGCTGGCTGGTGTCGGCGTGGCGGTGAAGTCTTTTATGGACTTTGACGTTGCCATGCAGGAGGTCGCCGCTAGCACGCATGAGTCTGCGGGGAACATGGAGTTGCTGCGTGAGGCTGCTGTAAATGCGGGCGCGGATACTTCGTTCTCGGCTAAGGAGGCTGCCGGTGCGATTGACGAGCTGGCTAAGGCTGGCGTTTCCACGAAGGACATTCTGAGTGGCGGTCTGTCGGGTGCTTTGTCTCTGGCTGCGGCTGGTTCCCTTGATGTGGGTGAAGCCGCTGAGATCGCCGCTTCGGCGCTTACTCAGTTCAAGCTTTCCGGTGAGGACATCCCCCATATCGCTGACCTGTTGGCTGCTGGTGCGGGTAAGGCCCAGGGCTCTGTGCAGGATATGGGCGCGGCCCTCAATCAGGTTGGGCTTGTCGCTGCACAGACCGGACTCTCAATCGAGGAGACAACGGGCGGGCTGGCGGCGTTCGCATCCGCGGGGCTGACTGGTTCGGACGCAGGAACGTCGTTCAAGACGATGCTTGCGGCGGTGACGCCTAACTCTAAGGAAGCCGCGAAGGCTATGGAGGAGCTTGGGATCAGCGCCTATGATTCTGAGGGCCGTTTCATCGGGCTTTCAGAGTACGCGGGGGTTCTGCAAGGTGCACTGTCTGGGCTGACGGATGAGCAGCGGAACGCGACGATGGAAACCATTTTCGGTTCTGATGCTGTACGTGCCGCCTCGGTTCTGTACGAGCAGGGTTCTGAGGGTGTCCAGAAGTGGGAGGACGCTGTCAATGACGCGGGCTATGCCGCTGTGACCGCCTCCACGAAACAGGACACGCTAGCCGGTGACATCGAGAAGCTGGGCGGCTCGATGGATTCGGTGTTTATCAAGTCCGGGTCTGGTGCTGCGGAAGCACTTAGGGGCCTTGTGCAGGGCGCTGAAGACCTCGTTGACGCTATTGGTAGTATCCCTGGGCCGGTGCTGAATGCAGGCGCCGGCATCGCCGGTATCGCTGGTGGCGCGCTGCTGCTGACTGGTGCTGTTGCATCTGGGTTGCCTAAGTACATTGAGTTCCGGGATTCCCTCTCTGACCTTGCGGACAAGTCCCCGCGGGCCGCATCTGGCCTTGGTAAGGTCGCGAAGGCTGCGGGCGCTGTCGCTACGGCGATGGTTGCTATGCAGGTTGCTAGTGCGATCTTCACCGAAAAGCAGATCACATCTGCGGAGGAGTATGGCAATGCGCTGCTGAAGGTCGCTAAGGCGTCCGATGCCGCGAGTAGCAACCGGGACTTGGATTCGTTGTTTCAGAAGTGGGACACGTTCGCGGGTGAGGGCCCGGACATTCGTGACCTTGCTGGTGCTGTCCAGGAAGTCGTGAATCCTCACATCCCGGCGGGCATTCAAGACACGCTGGATACCCTGTTCTCATGGACTGGCTCAGCAAAGAATGACTTGGGCCAGGTTCGTGACAGGTTCAAGGGCCTCGGCGAAGAGATGGGCAACCTCGCCAAGAATGGCGCGGCAGACACAGCCGCTAAGTCCTTCCAACGGTTGACAGAAGAGTTCAAGCTTCAGGGTAAGGGCGCGAAGGAAGCCCTTGAGGTTGTGCCCGGCTACAAGGACGCTCTGCTTGGTTTGGCTAATCAGGCTGGTGAGACCCTTTCCACTCAGGAGCTTTTGGACTTCGCCTTGGGTAAGGTACCTGCGTCAATGCAGGGCGCTGTTGCAGCAACGGAGACTTACGCTAGTACGACGGGTGAGGCTAAGCCTGTTACTGAGGATATGGCTAAGGCTCTGGAGGAGGTCGGCCTCAGCGCTTCTGGCGCTGTGACTGACATTGCCGCATTTACCGCCTCGCTGTTCAACGCGGGAATGCTTTCCTTGTCTGCTTCTGATGCGTCGATCGCTTATCAGGCCGCTATCGATAACCTGACTGATTCTGTGACGAAGAATGGCACGACACTCGACATCAATACGGAGCAGGGGCGGGCTAATCAGTCGGCTTACAATGCTATCGCTTCGTCTGCTATGTCGGCGATGGAGGCGACGGCGGCTGAGACGCTTGCAACACAAGGGTCCACAGCGGCGCAGGCCGAGCTTCAAAAGGGTCTACAGACGAGCTATGACGACTTGATCCGGGCTGCTGGTCAGTTTGGTATCACCGGCGACGCGGCAGACACGTTGGCGAGAAAGGCTCTGGGTATCCCTAAGGAAACGCCGATCCAGTCTTGGGTGAATGACAAGGCTTCCGGCGTGCTGGAT